ACCTGGGCCAAGCAACGCTCCAGGAAGAGCCCCAACGATACCAGGCAACCCAACCGCCTCGGCCATTTCCTCACCAACCCCCATACCTACCGCCACCTCTGCCCCGAGTCTGGCCTTTGCAGCGAGACCAGCTCCCGGGAAAACGACGAGAGACCCGAGTAGTATAGGGTCGCCCGCGATCTCTACTGTATTGACAAGAGCCGGTTTTAGGAAAGGGACATCTGCCATGTTCTTGTCAATGGCTTCCCCCGCGCTCTCGCCCAGGGTGAGAAGGCTCCACTCACTTTTAGGGGGGGTCATCATCATCACCACAGCATTATTGAACAGCTCCGCAAAGCCTGCGTCCGAAGCGAGGAATTGGGTGTAGTTGTCTGGGTGTGCCTTATTGATTTCCTCCAGCGACCGCAGTAATGCTCTCAATGGGTGGAGCGTCCCGGAACTTGCAATAGCCGTCGGGCTGTTCCGAACCCCCGGATCGACTTCCCTATTGAGTTGCTCTATACCCTCGGGGTCAAACTCCTTATACTGCTTGAGGAACTCCTCCAGGTTCTTGTACGTTCTAAAAAGCGTCAGGTAGGAATCGAGGATGTCCTCCTGCCTCCCCGTCTGAGGCATGAGACTTCCAGCCATCAGCCTTTCATCCGCATCCGCTACAGGATCAGGGGGCAGCCCCGAAAGGCTATCGTTTAGGGAGTCCCACCGCTCAGTGAACTGGACGAACTCCCGCCCTGCCGCCGCAACAGGGTCGAACTCGCGCGGTGCCGGAACCTCTATCGGGTCTCCTTCTGGGGAGACGCGAACACGGCCCCTCTCACGGCCAGGAGTAATGGGCGCCTTGGGCTCCCACCACTCAAACTGGAACTCGCGCGGGCGCCTCGCTTCGCGCTTTTGCTCGAACCGTTCCTGCGGCGTGAGCCGGGGTACCGGTTCGGCGCGGGGGGGCGGTTCGGCGCGGGGGGGCGGCTCAGCAGTCGTGGGAGTTGCCACAGGAGTGGGCACCGGCTGCGGGCTGGGCGTGGGAGCAATCGGAGGTGGGCGACGGCGCTCTTCACGGCGCTGACGCTCTCTCTCGGATTCACCCCTGGCACTGATAGGCACTACCTAAACGCCCCCTCCGAAGAATTTCCTTGACCTACCAATACGCCTATGCAGCTTCGCACGCTTCTGCATCTTCATCTGTGTGAGGAAAGGAGTAATCTGCGCCATCAGTTCCTGGCGCGTCTCGTCGTCCAGACCCAGCGCATTCACCGGCCTCTCCTCGCGCGTGGGGGTGAGGGTGGGCGGCGTGGCCTGGGGCGCGGCGCCCTGGGGTCGCGGCTGCTGGAGAGCCTGCTCCTGGGGGCTCGTGCGGTTCTGGGCCGGCGCCGTGGGTGGCGGAGGCCCGCCCCGCCGGGGGATACCCGGGCGGTCTAGCAATCCCTCACGCACCTTAGCCAAACCACGTTTTCTATTGAAGGCATTCGCCAAAGTCGAACTACTTCCTGTTTGTGCCATCGCTAAGCCCTTCGAGCGCTCACTACAGGGCCGCCGGTCGCTGTCTGAGCTATCCGGCCGCGCTCACCCTTCCGGCCCCGGATTTGAGCTGTCAACTGTCCGATGTCATCACCGAACCGTTCCTGGAGGAAGTCACTCGGAGAGAACTTGTAGACTGGTGTGACGCGGGGGCGCGAGATGAGTGCCTCTGTCTCCTCGAATCGACGCTCACCAGTCTCCGTCACAGTCTCATCTCTTGTTGTAGTAATCTCCTGGTCGGTAATCTCGGTGATGGTCTCCTGCTGGCGCTGGGTATCCTCGTCGATGATACGCTGGATGCTCTCCTCCGTGACCTGCTCCCCACTCTCCCTCAGCACTTCCTCCGCCCGGGTACGGGTCATACGTGTAATTTCTTGTGTGGTGACCTCGCCTGTGCGAGTACCGAGAAGCTGCTCCTCACCCCCAACGCCCGCCACCTCGAAGATGTCCTCTCCTGCTGCCGCCCTCTGCGCCAAGTTTCCCATGTACTCATTCACCATGGTCTGCATGAAGCCTGTAGTCGGGTCGAGCATGAGGTTGAGGTCGCCCTGGCTCATACCTGCTTCTACCATGTCCTGCGCGTAGCCGGCAAGGGCGTTCCCAAAGTCGTCAAGGAACTCCTCGGGCGTCGGCACGTCGATATAGACCCGGGTAACCTGTTTGATGAACTCATCGAACTCCCGGGTGGTCGTGCCGGTGATGTCCCGTTCTAACTCGCCCCGAGTCTCCCGCTCACCAGTCGTGCGGATGTCCTCGGCGCGGCCGTCACCCGCAGCTTCCTCAGCCGCCTCTTCCTCCCCCTCTAACCACTCCCGAATCATGTCTTCAACGTCAAGACCCTCTGGCTCTTGTCCCTGCGCCGGCGCGTCTCGGCAGGGTACTTCCTCGATGCCCCAGCCACGGTTGCGGTAGCATTTGTTTCCTATTCGGAAGGGCATTACCGTAAACTCCTTACAACACGCATCCGCTTCCGGCCGGCCTTTCGCTGATCGGCAAGCTGTGCACTAACGGAGCGAGGCGGCGGCGCCTTCGTGGGCGTCTCCAGTTCCTGCTTCGTGAACTTCCTCCCGAACAGTTGCTCGACGAGACGGTCTGCGCGTTCTGTTGGCGTGGCCACTAGACCCCCACCCGCTGACCTGCGGCACCCGCAGCTTCGGCCCCTTCGGGCAAATTACGCTCCGTCCCGGTTCTTGCTGTACTCAAGGCTAAGGGGCCGGCCTCAGGCCCGGGAACCTGGAAGCCTTCACGTGAGGGAGTGGAACCTGTAATCTGGCGAATCTTCGCTTCTTCTATGAACTTCTGGGCGAACTCCTGCTGGCGAATGCGGGCCGCCATCTCCATCTCGCCGTGGCGCTCCAGGGCCATTGCCATTTGCTCCAGGATGATAACAGGGTCTTGTGTAGCCAAGTCCTCCCAGATACGGTCGGCCTCGGCCATTGGGTCGTCCACCTGGATGATGTCCTCTAGGACGGTCATCAACGACAGCATCGGCCGGCGCGGGTCGAGCGCCATACGTGCGGCCGTCATGCGGACGGTCAGGTCGTCCGGCAGGGCCGGCTTCAGCACCGGAACCGGCCGATAGTGGCGGCCTGCATCCAGTTCGGTCATCGGGTCAAACTCAATGTTGAACCACGTCTTCTTCGGTGTGGCGGCCTGGAGCTCGAACTTCCCGATGATGGGCGCCGCTTTCTGAAGCTGTGCCAGGATGCACGTTCCCATTCGCGTCCCGAATTGCTCGGGGCCGCTCTGGTAGGGCGCCAGTGAGCTCAGGGCCGCATTCGTGATCTGTTGAAGGAGGACGCCACTCGCCAAGTTGGGCGTCACCGCCTGGAGCACGTTGGACAGAATACCCTTCTGCCGCTCCTCCTGAAGGAGTTGCACCAACCGGTAGGCGTCCTGGGTGATGGGCTGTGGACGGAGCGTATCCACCGATTCTTGTGGCGTCAGCACAACATGCGCCCCAATACCCCGTTCAAACTCCGGCATCTCGCCAGTGGGGGTCTTGAAGACCAGCGTGTCATAAACATTGAGGGTGAAGTGCTGGAAGATGGTGGCGATAATTTCATTATACTGAGGCACCTGATCCTCAACCGAACTCAGGATACCGCGCCCCATTTCCGCCACTCCAGATGCAGCGCCGTGCCAGGCAAGCGAATCCATCGCCAGCAAGTCGGCCCGTTCCTGGAGGCGCTGCTCCAGCGGCGAGCGCACAGCGGGCTTATGCAGAACGTGCGCCCCATTCACCGGCACGCCTACTACCGGGAGCTCGTCATAGGTGTAGCCATGGAAAAACGGCGGGACGAGCCAGCGGGCATCCTTACCCATCGTGTCTCCTATCGCCATGCCCATGAAGCCACCGGTCGCTACAGGGGCGCCCACCGTACCGAGCACCGCTACGATTCCTTTCCGGTTGCCCCGGTCGTTGCTCCAGTACTCCAGCTTCATGGCGGGCGTATTTGGGTCAAAGTTGGACTTGTCCATTAAATCCTGGTAGACCTCGGGGTAACTTGCCACCAGAGCGCCCAGAGTTGTTTCTTTCTCGATGAGTACGTGGTTCAGTCCCCACTCGTCGACGTGAGGGTAGACATCACGGGCATCATAGATTTCGGCGATGAGCGGCGAGCGCCGGTACTTGAGCGCCTCTGTGGTGACGTGGAACTTACCCCAAATCATACCCCGGTGGAGGCCCTGATAGACAACCTGAGTCCAGAGGGGTGCCCGGAGGCGCATCCCGAAGAGCTCGTCCATATCGTAGACCAGACCCTCCAGAGTGCGCTCGACACGCCCTACCCGGCGCCGCATTTCCTGGTTCTCGTCCTCGGCACCCCTAAGGGGGATGCGCCACATGGTCGGGTTGCGCGTAAGGATGGCCAGAGCTGCGTCAACTCCAGTACGGGGCTCGTTCGATACGAAGCGCCGGGCCACGCCCAAAGGCTTCGACTGCTGCAAAACATCCAAAAGTAGGTACATCTGCTCCCAGTAGTCCTGCCTGAGCGAAAGCGGCCGCCAATACTGCTTGAGCTGATGCTGCCTCGTCAAGAGGTCAGTCTTCAACTTCGCCAGCATATCCTCGCCACGGACTAGGGCTGTTACAGGAAGTGCCATGTGTTACTGAATCCCCAACTCCTGCTTGACTTCTTCCCACGGCGTGACCTTAGAACCCCCGGCTCTCCACTCAGCTAGGGACTTCCGCACCCCCGCCATGAACTCTTCATCCGCAAGTACTCTCTTGCGGAGCTCCTCTTTCTGTTGGTGGGTCAGCTCTTTCACCTTCTTACCTCCTTTAACGTAACCACGGACGCGGCCGTGCTCCCGCAAGGCTACGGTCTAGCACCTGGCCAAATCGCCCAACTGTGACCACTTCATTCTCACGAATAGGCCCCCCTGTCGAGACCCGCTGCTTTGCAGTATACCGCGCCCGTGCCTGATCCGCAATGTAGCAGAGCCCGGCGTAGCACATCACAATGTCATCCTTCTGACCCTTCCCCGCTTCCTTCAGGCCGTGGCGTTTCTGCGCCACTTTTTGCCAGGTGAACGCACCCATCTGCTGTACTCCCCAAGCGTCAGAGGTGTGGAAGGTGCCGGCGAAGACATGCTCGCGGAGAGCCGTCAGAATGTGCTGGCGAATCTGAGTAGGGTGCCCCCACGGGTCGAGAATGGGTGTCTTGATACTCATAGACTTCCCGGGCTCCAAGAAGAACCATAGATTACGGTAGCCAATTTCCTGTACTTTCGCCACACAGACCGAGCCGAAGGCGTCTCGCTCACCACCCAGCAGGGCGTTGTTATAGAACTTGGCGATGGCCACCGCCATCGGCGCGAGCTCCTGGGGCGCCACCTTTATCGCCAGCCGCGCGGCGACGAACATCTCCGCCGCATCCAACACGACGATAGTGGAGTAGTCTGAAGCCTCATCCAGGCCGCCGCCGGCGCAGTCCACCCAGACAGCATACGGCCGGCCCATCTGAGGGCGCTGCCAGACATGCAGATGGGGCATCGGGAACACCACGGAGGAGCCTGGCAGTTGGGTGACGATTTCTTTAGGCGGGCTCACTGTGTTGCGGAACTTGTCCAGATGGTTGATGCCGTCCTGAGATGCGAAGTAGTTTCCTCCCGCCATAAGAAAACACCCCTCCAACGTCTCGACATACTCCTGGAGGAAGGGCGCATCGGTCTTGTCCTGCTCCGCCTTCCTAACCCGGCGCCAGATAATCTTCCCCACGTCTAACTCGTACTCCGCCATGAGGCGCTCTTCTTCATCCGTTGGAGTAAATGTACGGAGGAGGTGCTCCCACTCGTCCTCCGAGTAAGGAACGTCGCAGCCGGGCGTAGTCCCGGCACGGTAGCGAGGCTCCATCCACCAGGAGTAGAAGTGAGTAGTCCAGCGAGACATCGGGTCGTATGTCTTCGAGTCCGACACCATCTGATAGAACGTACCCTCTGCCCCATTAGGAGTCGACTCGATGTCGAACCAGCCATAAGGCGGGCCGGGCACGGACGGTGTGATACCCCCGATGAGGACATTTGCCCGCTCTAGGGGCCAGTGAGCAAATTCTGACAAATGACACAGGTGTGCGCTGTAGGCTCTACCAGCAGTCCGCTCCTCACCAGAGCCCCATATCCACCGGCACTCGTTGTCTTCAAGAACCAGCTCGCTGTCGTTATCCAGACCAACCTTAAACTCCCAGCCCTGCTGCTTTAGGTCACGGAGGTGGTGCCGCACCCGAGCACGGAACGTGTTGGTCGTCTGGTCGTCCTGGGTCATCGTTAGGCACTTCAGGCCGGCGCCCGTCACCATCCGCCGCACGTTCTTAGCCAGGATAAACGAAGAGGCCCGTGTCTGGCGGCCCTTGACCGTTAAGTCGCGGCCCGTCTTGTTGTGGGCCATCGCCCGTTGCTGGGGGAAGAGTTTGAAGGGGACGACCTGTCCCTGCTCATTGTCGATTGTGAGCAGCGACTCTATCCAATCGATCTCGTCTTGGGGGTCTGTACCAAAGAAGAGACGAGCCGTCTCCGAGTCAAATTCACCATAGTCGATACGCTCACGCGCTGTGGGAGTGGCCATTCCGTCTCCTAATGGAGTAGGGCGATCAAGGCAATTACCAAGGCCGCAAGCCCGGATACGCTAGCCAATATCGTGGCCCAGGTGTTAAGCATGACCCACCGGGGACTCCAGCCATTATCATGGTCGCTAGGCATCGGCCTCCACCTCATTCGGGTTCTTGAAAGTAAGGAGCACCGTCTCCTCCACTAAGTCAAAGATGGGCCACACACCCGCCACCTTTATATCCAACCCGGCCGCAATCAACTGGGCGAACCGTTCGCTCTGTGAAGTGTGGGGGCACTCGGAGCATTTCTCTTCCTTCACCACGTGCTCATCGCAGAGAAAAAAGAAATTCACGTCCGTAGTAGGTTTGCCCGCCACCTGTTTCACTCCGAAACCAACCCACGTAGCTGGCTCGCGGCAAGGCTGACTTGAATTTGAGGGCCTAGAATGACAGATTTGTCCCTCCAACTGGTGTGCTTTAATCCAAACGCTAGATGGTTCCATGATGCACCTCCTCTTAGAATAGTCCCATACGTTCTTGTGCTTGTGCCTGAGCGCGAGTCATTCCAGGAGCCACGGTCTTCGCCCCTACCCTGCGCTGAGCCTCCGCTGCGGCCCTACTCACACCAGGCTGCCCCCGTAGTTCCTGCTGCTGCTGTATCCTACTCTGGGCCTCAAACTGCGACCGGGACGTGCCTCGCGGAAGGAACTGTTCGCGGAACGCTGCCTGTTGCTTCCTAATCCGCTGCCGCCCAGTTAAGGCCGCCTCACGGAACTGCGCCGGGCGCTGCTGCAAAGCCGCTGCGAAAGGATCAGGGAGACCTAAAGCCCCGGCCGTCACAGTTGTTTGGCCCGCCCCCACAGTAGCCTTCGAGAGGGCGCCAACACCACCCAAGAACTGCTGCCGGGTAATACGCCCAGCCGCCATCTCCTGAGCTAGTCTACGCTCGGCTCCACGCTGAGTCAACGAAACTGGAGGTCTTGGCCGACGTGTCCCATGTGGCATATCTACGCCTCCTCCTAGAACCCCAGCGTCAACCGTCGGCGCAGCTCAGCCAGCCGTCGGCGCCTATCGCCCATCGGCGTTCCTCGTGGTCGACCGGGGGTAGGCGGTGGCGGTTGCTGAGGGCGTTGCCCAGGCGTACGCCGCCTAGCCCCACGGAGGGGCTGCATCCGGCGCTGAAGGACGCCGCTCAGATGAGCGGCCTGCCGCGCGGTGGGAGTGCCCCCAAGGCCCAGCTCAGAGGCCATCACCGTTGTTCGGCCCGCCCCTATAGTGGCTTTTGAAAGAGCGCCAGCACCTGCTTTGAACTGCTGAGCAGTAATGCGTCCCGCTGCCATCTCCTGAGCCAGCCTCCGCTCGGCTCCACGCTGAGTCAGAGTCGGGGCTCGTGAGCGTCGTGTCTCATTAGGCATGGTTACTACTTCCCTCGCTTCCCACAGAGAGCGCCAAACGCGCCCTTCTGCTTCGGTGTCATGGGCTCGCCCCCAATTTCCCCATGGCGCATGATCTCACATGCCTTATGGGGCGACATGCCTTTGATGACGTGTCGGCGCTTACGGTTCAATACCTGCCGCTTCTTACTTGATTCGGGCACAGAGGTCGAACTCCTTAGTGTGTCGGTCGTCCCTGCCAACTATCCGCCTCTCGCGGCCTCTGCCGGCTCAGGGGTCGGAGGAGCGGTCGGGCCAGGCACCTTCCCGATTTCCGGCTCTGGCATCGCCTTTCGAGCCAGCAGTACCCGCAGGTCACCAATCTGCCCCTTGAGGGCACCTATCTTCCGATCAAACTCCTCGTCCTGGCGCCGGTTCTCCATCTGCTCTTCATAAGGCGGCGTGTAGGACTTCTTCGGCCGGCCCCCCAGTGGAGAGGGTGACCGGTACATCTTGGCGTACAACTCACTCTGCTGGTTCCGCAGGTCGTTCAGCTCCCGGATGAGCTTCTGGAGGAACTCCGGCGTCTGCTGCGCGTGGTCGGCTGGAACGGGCGGGTTCGCCGTCCCCGTCGCTTGCGCGGCGGGAGTCTGCACGTTTAGGTCTTGGGCGGGCGTGGAAATCTGGGCACCCTGGTGGTCGTAGGAACATGGCATGAGGCTACTCCTTATCTGACAGCGCCCTAAGCACCACCAAGAATACCCGGTCGGCAGCCTCACCAGCGGAGAGCGACAGTCGAAGCTGGGCACCAACAAGTGGTGAGATACTCTGAGGTACTTGAAGCCACTCGTCCACAGCGACATTCTCCCACCACGTAATCGCGGCACCGGCATTCGTCAGTGGTGTATAAAATGTACCCATCCCCGGGTCGATCTGGGGAGTGATGTCATTCGCTGAATCGTCGAGCGCCGCCGGGGTGATGATCCCCAACACCTCATAGCCGGCAATGCTAATCACGTCAGTGAGGTCATCATCCTGCAAAACGGTCACTGTGACGCGTTTGAAAGTGTAACTCGCAAGAGACATAGGCACTATCCTCCATCTGTATTATAGATGGTTGGGAAATGGCGTGTCAAGCACCCAACCTACCGACTGGTTTGTTGCGCTTGCTTCTTACCCGGCGCCCCCACATCTAATACCCGGCTGATGCGGTCAGTGAGGGTGACGATCATATTAGCCACCTGCTGCTCGGAGATGCCCAGGAACTTCGCAGTGCGGCGAATACCGGTCTCAGTCGCTTTATAGGCCCGCTCAGCCAGGGCCTGACGGAGTTGCGCCCTCTCTTGGGCTTCCGGCCGGGCGTGCACTGGTACCTTCTCCTTCTCGGGCACTTCTTGTGGTACCGGTTCCGGCATGGGTAGTGTCTTCGGCATGATGCGAGGCTTCCCCACCTCTTCTACAAGCGGGCGGCCTATTTTATGACCCACCTAGAGCCTCCTTCCAATCCCGGTCGCGCTCCTGCTGACGGTACCCGGCACCAAACCAATTCCTTTTCATCTCGTCAGTAATCTCCTGGGGTTCCCTCCAGCCATTGATTTCCAGACACACGGGGCACCCTCTAAGGTCTTCTTTGTCCAGGACGGGGACACCCAGACTCAGGGCAATCTCCTCCAAGACCTCCTTCTGGTCGCGTACCACCGCCATCTGCGCAGGAATGCCGTAGTACCCCGCATACCCCCCCAGGTAAGGGATGGCAGCGACCTGCCGGCCCTGCGCCTGGTCGTGACGCTCAATCGGGAGGTACACCTTCTGGTCGGCTACAGCAGGCGCCAGGAAGTAATCAACAGAATACTGCGTCGTGCGCCCTCCATTCTTATGGAGCATAGTACGCTCCAGGCAGGTGACATGCGCATAAGCATTGTTTACGCTCACCCAAGCATCCTCAAAGGTTCGGTAAAAGTAACTTCCGCACGTACAATCCCAGTCCGGCGCCGGGCTTTCATGAGGGACGGCCGGCCCCTCCTTTTTATCCCGAGCCTTCAACCGCTCCCGCGCCGTCTCCGTCATCCACAGGGCGCCAGAAATACCCCTGCACTCTGCTGCCTTCTGCACCCGGGTGTGTAAGCGCATCCCCGCCTGACCGACAAGGACAGGGTAGCCTGTCTTAGAGCAGCTAGAGAAGCTAAAGACTCTTATCCCATGAATCCAGGCGGACATTACACCCTCAGTATACTACAAATCCCACGCTTTGTCTCCGGCGTCCATACGCATTCGCCATATCCACATCGCGGGGAGCTCCACCAAGGACTCTTCAAGGTCAGCGAACGCTTGGTCGCGGCTGACACCTCGTGCTTTCAAGTACCGTGCAACTGGGCTGAAAAGGAGGACGTGGAGAATCTCGTGTACCGCTATCTCACCGATGCCTTCCGAGTCGGCCTGGTCGACCCACGACCGCTTGAACATGATGTCGATATTACGGTAGGGATAGTCCTCATCAATACTCGCCACACCTCCCGGGCGGTGAATAGCTCTCTTATCCTCAGAGAGGTCGTCGACAAAGGCGATGGTGACACGGTATTGCTGGAGGAGGCCAAACCACATGAGGATTGGCTTGATTACCTCCTGCACCTTCTTATGCCGGTCATCGTCCGTCGGGGGCTTCGCTTTGCCCACGGATGCACCTCCTAGAAGTCTATACGGCCCTTGAGCCGGCGGCCGAGCCTCCTCATTTTCTCTCGGGCTTGGCGCTGCTGGGCCGGACGGCCCGTCTGCGCGACCTTTTTCAAGTGGGGGGTCTGGAATCCTGGTTCTGGGCCGGACGGCCCCCCTCCTGGCCCACGTGTCTCCATACGCCAACGTGTCTCCTTACGCAGCGCCCTTTGTACTCGGCGTTCGACGGGCTCCTTCTGTACCCGCACAGCCTGTTGCACCTGCAAACGTGTCAGACCCCCCAGCATAGCCCCCGTCGTCCGCAGCGCCGGATGGCCGGCACCAAGGTGGTGGGCCACCTCGTGACGGGCAGTGCCTCTTATCTCACTTGGAAGTACCAGGCGCCCCTCCTTAGTAGTAGCGAAAGTGATACTGGGGTGCGTAGAAAGAGCTATGTACCCCGGCGTCTGCTTCAGGGTAGGCCGTGTAACTGTCCCCGGCCTCTGGCGGGCCGGGAGCTCACTCAGTGCCTTGCGAGTCGCCTTCTGCGCCATGCGAACAGACTGTCGACGGGCTATTGCACGAAGTCGTTTAGCGTCAGCCATCTTACTCCTATTCTACCGCAACCGGCTCCGGCACGTCAACGGCCGAGCACTGATCGCAGCGGGCCTCTACTGCCTCCAGCTCCTCATCAAGCTGAGTATGGACTAACCCCGTCTGACAGGTCTCGCAGGACACCGGAGGGACGACACAGGCGTCGCACTCAGCATTGCCCTCTTCGTGGTAATCGAACCAATTCATCGCATCCACACTATAACAACAGTGGGAGGACTTGCGCAAGTCCTCCCACGTTAGCCTAGGGTTGCCCGTCGACCACACCTAGGGGGGCGAGCCGGCTTGTCCCGGGGAAGCTACCGCCCGGGGTTTTAGTCGGGGGCTCAATCACCGACCGCCGGCGCATCCTTGCCAACAGAAACCCGTAGGCCCCTGTCGACCTACCGTGGCTTACGCGACGGTAGGGGGGCGCATAGCCCCGGCAATGCAGCTCCGCTACATGCCGGGGAAGAACACATGGAGGCGGTGCTCGCCGGCTAGCTACTCCGGGTCAACGCACCACTCCTCCACCTTCACTATATCGGGTTGACATCGCCGGCGCAAGTCCCTTACACTAAGAAAGGAGGTACATCGTGAGCATCCAGACCTATCACTGCGACCACTGTAACGCCGACTTCGTGAAAAGCGTTCCTGTTAATGAAGACGTGCCTAAGAGCGCACTATGCCCCAAGGGACACCCGAGCTCCTGGAAGCCCCCCACTGGCGTCCACTTCACCGTAGAGGGTGGCACCGGCGCCGCCAAAGGAGGAAGAGACCGATGAACAAGCTCCTATTCTGCCCTCACTGCATGGTCGAGCTTACACCCGTACTAACGGCACCCCAGATGGAATGCCCCTCGTGTGGCACTTGCTACCCACCTTACCAGTGTGGTTCGAGCAACATGCCCGGTGCCCGTTGCCAGCTCCCAGGGCGGCACCTGGGGACACATATCTGGGACAAGCTAGGAGGAAGAGACCGATGAATAACACTCGGTACAGCGAGGAAATCCCCGGTAGTCGTGGCAACTACGATTGGGGGGTGCGATTTGACCGCCACAACGGATACCTAGGCATCAACCAGTGGAATGACGAGGGCCTAGAGCGCATCCTCCTATCGCCAAAGCAGGTGAAGGCCCTCCTGGAGTTCATAGGGGCGGAGAAGGCGAGGGCACCCACAGCGTGCTACTGCTGCCGCGATGAGTGCACCTATGATGGATGCCTCTGTGAGCTACACGCGGGGAGAGCAGTAGAAGATGAGTAGACACCCCTGGAGAGAATGGTACTGGCGCGACCGTGTGCGGGGGTTCGCCCCCACCCCCTTCGCCCGAAAAAGCCCCCGCAAAACCGACAGGAGCGTCGTCGTCTACTTCGACGCGGAACTTGCCTACCGCCTCTTCGGAGGTGACCTCATGGCCGAAGGCAATTGGGCGCCCGGAGGTAGAGTAACACCAAGGAGCCTATACCGATGAGAACACATAAAGACTGCGATCACGGGCCGGGAGCGGCCTGGGTGCTAGACCCCACACGCCAGTGGTTCACCCGCTGCGACGCCTGTAACCGCTTCAGGCTCTGGGGGGACTACTTCGAGGTGTACGATTGGGAACCCGCAACCTGCGGGTGGTGGGAATGCGAGCAGTGCCTACTCAAGACCGTTACGGCCTGGGGAGAGAAGCAAGCCGAGCTCGCTCCACGGCAGGTGACCGGCTTCACCACGGGCCCCGAAGGGTTTTAATGCCCATCTGCGCTGGCACCTGTGTCAAGCCACCAAAACCGGTTCCAGAGCTCCTACTGAACCGCCTAAGCCGGTACTCGGTGGTCTGTAGCGCCGATTTTCCTTATTTTTGTTCCATTCTCTCACCAGGATTGGCGTCAAACCACCACATCACACCAACACCATACCAACGTCACCGTCCAGCAACACACCGTAACCCATCACAACCGTCCAAGACCGAGCCTGCCAGCGCCCACCAGTCCATCCCTACACGCGCGAGAGGGCGAAACCTATAGTAGCCTACAACCCATTAGCATAAACCCTAGGTGACACACAACGGGTTTACGGGCCTAGCGCCATGAATAACCCCTGTCACTCACAACCCATTGTAACCTACAGGGGGTTTTAGGTGCACATCGTCTACCCCCTGCGCACATCTAACTCTTACCTTCACGTCAAGGTCTGAAATTGACCAGAAAATAGGTCGAGAAAGGGCTTGACAGGGATTCAGAAGTATGCGATGATGCCGATACTGAGACTAGGAAGGGTTAATGCCATGCAACAACCCGACACGCAGGCAAGGGAGATACTACGGAGCCTAATCCCCACGCTCCAGAGCGATTATACCCGCGCATTGCACCGTGGGGCCGAGTCCGATAGCCCCGAGCTACGGCAACTGAACAGGGTCGAGGCGTTCTTAGGGCTACCCTTGACCCCTGAAATGCGCTTGGTGGTACGGGGGTACGGGCGTAGCCGTAAGGTCAAAATAGAGTGAAAATAGGCCCTCTGACCCCTTCAGAACCGCCTACAGAGGCCGATACTGAAGCTTAGAGGATAAGACCATGAATCAAGTCCCCATTATGTGCAATGACTTATCATGCCGTGACTGTGAATATAGGCGACGAGCCTACCTGACGAAAGCCGCTATCCACCACTACGCGGGGCGGCGCCACCTTGCCGCGCAGATACTCAAGAACTCCAGCACCTACTCGGTATGGCTCATAAACGCGGCGCGGTACGTTCAGCGGGAAGGACAGGTAGGCGTTTAGCGTTACCTTGCCACCAGACGGCCATAAGGGGCCGGATTGCACCTTACTAGCGAAATAGAATACGGAATGGGCGGAGCGCGGGTGGTTAGACTGCCCACACCTAGGGCGCTGGGCTTTAGCTCCAGCTTAAACGGAAATTTAAGGGGCCGACCTTAGAGGCAACTCTAGCCACTCGCGCCCCGTCCATCCCTTAAGAGTAGTGGAGGTGAGCAAACAATGAAAGACCTCAAAGTATGGGTGAGGGTAGGCGACCAGGACGATTATCACCCGTTCGACTCGCCGGAGCTAGCAGCAGAGTACGTCCACGAGTATCTACACGGGCCCGACCAGGAACTAGACGGGACAGGCCAGTGTCGCCACCAAGTAGAGCGATACCAGGGGCCAGGACTGCGAGGCGTCGAGCTGCCGGATACGCCCTTCACGGGGTACAACGGCGTGTCCCTGTTCTGGGGCGATGAAGACGCGCAGCTTGAGGGCGAGCTGTCCGATATGGAGCTGTTCGCGTTCGGGAACAGCTTGACCTAGGACGTGAGGGGGTCAATTCAGGTTGGCCCCTTCAGACTTTAGGCGAACGGTCGATACTTAGAGTAGAGAGTAGAGAGTAGAGAGTAGAGAGGAGCACACAACATGGACGGCGACGTAAAGGCACTCAAGGCCCGAAACGATAGGGCTGCTGCCCGGGAGCTTGCCGAGCTTAGGGCCGATACGGTCAAGGGACTCAAGTACGCCCTATCTCAAGGGGGTGTGGATGGAGTCCTAGCCCTACTGACGGAAGCGGGCGTGCTGGTTCCACTGTTCGACCGCTTCGCCGGTAACAAGAGGCGAGTGTGATGATACCAACGCCGGTACTAGGCTACATCGCCACGCTATGTGTGGCGTGGCTGATACGGCGGGGAGTGAGAGGCCATGATGGATAGGCTGGCAATCATCCTACTGGTGCTGCTGGGCTTCGGCCCCGCACTCCTAGCCCTAAGGCAGCAGGAAAGGAAGGGGTGAAGAGGTGTGTGAACTAGGCGACAAGCAAACGAGCCTCGCGCTCGACTTGGTGGATGCCGCCAACACCGACGCCCCGTACCAGGCATTCAGAGACTATGCTCTACTGGTGCTGGCGACCGGCACGCCGCTAGACCGTGCCATCACCTACCTCAAGGACACCGGCAGTCCCCAGCACGCCCGTGGACGCCTGCTGCTTAGGGCAGCGGAAAAGGCGCTACGCGAGGCCGGTGACATAGAGTAGGAGGTGAGGCTGATGCACAGATACAGCTAGGCTGCACGAGGAGTGCAGTAGGGGAGGCGTGGCTCATGCCGAGCCGGTTTCACCCGCCTCCCCCTTACACTCCCTCTACAGCGGCAGGCGAGTCCTGCCGCCTCTGGGCCTCTGGCTCATGGATGCCGAGAAGTGCGCTGTTCTAGACTTTGCACTGATGCTAGGGGTTCAGAGACGGCCGGATTGGTCGATACTACCAGTGAGAGGAGGTGCGCGATGGCACAGACTAAGATAGCGAAGCGTGACAGAGGGTATGGCAAGCGACGGCGCACGTCGCTAGTGTCGCGCCATGACCGGCACACGGTCAAGGTGCACACCTGCGCCCGTTGCTACCCTGGCTCAGTCAGTCTAGGGGGTGGCGCCAAAGACGAGTCGACGGCAACGACAAACGACGTGTAACGCTGTCTGGAATCTAAGGAGGCGTAGCGTCATGCTGAAACTCATCGAGAGCAAAGCGACCGGCCTGAGCGTGCAGGCGCCCGACTTTGGGGGGCCAATCGCTACTCCAAGCGGGCGCTGCCTGCACTGTGGCCATCCCATGCCGAACGGCTCGGATGGCGGCTGCGGTAGCGAGTGCAACTGTGGAGACTGCTCCTGCTGTATCAACGAGGAGACTACCGATGGGCGTGGACTTGACTGACGGCCTACTGTGGCTGGCCGGTGCGTTCCTTGTGGCGCACCTACTGACAGACGCCCGCCGGATGGTACAGGTGCTCCGGCTCCAGCACTCCCGCAAGGCCCATAAACCCCAAAGCGGGATACCGTGCCAGCGGTGCAAGGGCGTGGACGCTGGCATCAAAGAGGCGTGGTGGGAGGTGGCTACGCTTGTCGCCCTTGTGGGACATCTGATATTCGATTACATTGGGTAAGGAGGTACATCATGAAGACAGGAAGCACCATCGACCGGCTAGACAGAGCAGCCACAGCACTGACCGCCGCAGCCTCCGCCCTCAATCACGGGCGCAACGCCCTCTTTGTTGAGCGATTAGAGGAGGGGCTGCGTCTTGTCGAAGAGGTACTGTTCCATAGCGAGAAGCTAACACCAGAGGAGCGACTGCGCCTCTGCCTATCTAGAGAGGAGGTGACTTGATGAAGTGCAAATCGTGTGGGGGACAGCTAGTCATGCGCGAGACCTTTGACTACCCCATAGACGAGAACGGGGTGTGGGCCAGCGACAGCATCGGCGATAGTGGTGTGTACTGCCTTGACTGCGGCGCCCGCCATGCCTACGACGACATCCACGAGAGCGGCGACCACTACACCATCGCTCTCGAAGCGAACAGCGACCCTGACCCAGTGGCCACCATCGCCATCGCCTTCAGGGGTGGGGTGATAGACGCTATCGGGGCCGACCGACTGACGGGCCTGCTTGCCATCGACGAAGACCGTAAGGAGATAGGTCGCTTCCTCGCCCGACCAGACGAGAATGAATGGTGGCAGAGGGTGAAGGCATTGGAGGCTCGCATCCAAAAGGGCGAGAGCCGAGCATTCTTTGGCGACGGTAAGGAGGTAGAAGATGACCAAGCCAGGGATTGAACCGTTCGCTAAGCGGTGGGGAGTCCAAGGTTCCTTTCCAAAACGCTCCAGGCGGTTCGCTGCGGGGGGCTATGGACCCTTGAACAACCGTCCGCCCAACGTGGTGCACAACCACGAGAGCGGCGCCCGAATTGTATATGTGGGGTTCAGCGAAACCGCACCCGCCCACCATCTGTTTCGATGCGTGGCCCACAGTGACCCACCTCGACGCCAGGTGCAGCTCAAGCCATTCGACCAGCGGCGCTTCACCTCGGAATCCAAGGCGGGGCGGGGTGGGTGCTCCATGCGTGACTGCCCGGGAAACGCTGTAGAGATGGACGAGGAGGAGACGCAGGCATACTGCGAACACTGCGCCACACGGGTACGGGGCATTGTCCCCTGCTCATGGGCATCCATCGAACCGTGCTACACTAGGCTGGGATTGGACAAGCCACCACATGGCCGGCCCTGCCCGACGTGCGCCGCTTTCGGACGGGAGGAAGCGGTAGCGTGGTGAACAAGCGTTGGCGAGGTCGAAGGCCGTTCCGACAGAATAGGCGGCTCTGGTCGGAACCATTAGAGCAACAAGGAAGGGGTGGCGAACCTTCCCTCGCCAACTTTCGCGGCGTCCTGGACTTCCTGCGGCGCTATGAGGAGTCGGGCCATGGCATGGCCGCGGGCTCATTCACGGAGCGCGTGCGCCAAGAGTTGATGGCCTGGCTCAAGGAGAAGGGGTTGGGCTGGCACAGTCCTATCAACTTCGAGTACCGGCTCCACCGGCACAAGAGGGTCGCCGTGACGTTGACCAATCCTCGCATCTATCACCGACGGCTGCGGGGGGATGGCTCGAAGGGCTTTGTGCTCGAAGGGAAGATTCTGTCCATCGATGGCCTTCGACCAGCAGGGATTGCTAAGCACGGGGAGTTTGCCCTTACCCGAATCGTTGGTCACCATCCAGTGAGACTATTGGCAGAATCAGTGGCCGAGGAAGCTGTAAAGAATCAACCGCAATTGCGTTAGGAAGGAGGCATGAACATGAAGGTGACCAATGACCAGATCGACAAGCTGACCGGGATATGCTTGGACATCTCGATCCGGCGCTACCGATCCACCGCCAATATGATATCCGAGTTCGAGAGGCAGATCGGCATGCCGCTGATCGACGTGCGCACCCGCATGTCCTTCGACGAGTTCGACGAGGCGTACCAGCGCTTTTGCCGCGTGTGGATGCCGTGGTGTGACTTGCCAGAGGATGTATGAATCGTACGATATGGAGAAGGAAGGCGCATCATGACTGAGCAAGAGGACGAGCTGCGCCGGTGCGACGGCTGCCACTCCGACCGGCTCTGCCGGAAGTACAAGAGCCTGTATCTCTGCCTAAACGGGCCTCAGAAGTGCTGGCGCCATCGAAAGGTGCTGGGCTCAAAAACGAAGTAACACAACCGCAGTAAAACACGTTATACTAGACGTGGGGCCGACGGGAAAGGTTCGCCGGATGGTGTGCAGGCTCTGTCAGGCGAGCAACGCCGGTTCGACTCCGGCCGGCTCCACCACACGGGGGCTGGAAGGGCAGGCTACAGCAGCCGGACGAGACCCTAACCCGGGCTAAAATCCTGGGCCAGTCCCCCAACCAATACAGGAGGTGTTTAATGCTCCGACGAATATTGCACGCCATCTTCGGGCACCCCAACGACTGGCTCTGCGACTGGGATCTACACTGCAGGTGCACCCCAGACCGCGATTGTATAGGATGCCCATGAGCCCACTAGCGCACGCGCTGTATCAGTACCTTCGGGGCCGGCCTGACGGCAGCAATACCGTGATGGAGGAGCTAACCGCAACACTACGGGCCAGCAAAACCGCCGTCCGAGCAGCGTTCCGAGAGTTGGAAGCCGAGGGGCTGCTCGTCGCTGAACAGGAGGTGTAATTATGTCCGGGCTTGAGAGTCTATACTTCTACCGCGCAGGCGTAGCCGCCGGTACACTAGCCGACTGGCTTATCTGGGGGTAGGGGCGACGATGATACTCGTACAGGATGTTACAGTTGGCACAACGAAGGTCGAGGTCGTCGGTCTGGCGCCGTCCAGTCAGAAGCTCTTGGTAAATATGACGGCGCACGCGGTGCACTTCTTGGCGCCCCCCTCCATTGATATGATTCACTTGAAGGACACGCCAGTCAGTAATCCCACAAGCCACGCAGCGCCCGCCCAACAGAGCAGCTACCCGTTGGTGGCGTTCGTCGGACAAGCGTCGGTTCTTTACAAGGCGGGCTTCTCGGTTTCGTTGGTAGAACGCCTTCGCACTACAACGCTGGGAACAGTAGCGGTGAGTTTTCTGATATGGTGCAAACTCCTTGCCACACACCGCGCACTGCCGGGCCGGCTGCTTGGGGTACAGGACAGCGTACTTGCGTCGTGCGTAGGTGCGACCGGCACACCGCTTCGAGCAGAACAATTGCCCCTTCTTCCCTCGAAACCGCTTCGAACATCCACCGCAAGTCAGCTTTTTCATGCCTAATAATAGTATACGATATACCAACACCTTTGCGCAAATGGAAGGGCCGGCAGTGTACCAGGCGAGAGAGGTGCTCTCTTATCAACGGCGCGGGTATAAATTTACACAGGCTCACCGCAGAGGCGGCTGGGATGGCACAGTGAGATTAATGACGCAGAAGGGCCGATTCGCAGCCGGATTGGTGCCTTGGCTGGTCGCACGTCTAGCCAAGGAAGGCATCACCATTGAGGTGGACGACCAGCGCCCCGAGACCCTACCCAAGGACACTAGACTTGCCGAGCTTCACAACAGCGTGGAGTTTAGGCCACACCAGCAGACCGCCATCAACCAGGCTCTCGCCTTAGAGCGGGGTGTCATTCACCACCCCACAGCGGCCGGTAAGACTGAAGTGATGGTAGAGGTTGCCCGGCGGATAGGGCGCCCGGGCCTGGTGCTGGGGCACCGCAAGGACTTGATGTACCAATCCGCTGAGCGGATGATACAGACGCTGGGGCTGGGCGAAAGCCTCAAGGACTTCCCTCATCAAAACGTAGTAGGTATGATAGGCGACGGCCTGTGGGAACCCCGCATCCTGACGGTCTGTACCTTCCAGACGTTGTACATGCGCCTCAAGGAAGAAGCAGGCATCGAACGTTGGTTGCGGGAGGAGATAGGCCAGGTGCACGTAGACGAATGCCACCACCTGCCTAGCCGGAGCTATGAAAAAGTGATGGCCCAGCTCTGGTCTGCCCGCTGGCGCCTAGGCTACAGTGCCACCCCTGATAAAGAGCTCGACCCGGAAACGTTTTTCAAAGTAGCGAGCTGGCTCGGGCCGACGGTGCACCGGGTCGGGGCTGACGAGCTGGCGGAGAAGGGCCACCTAGTCCCCGTGGATGTCTTCATGATTCGCCAACCACCCAACCCCGCGAGCTGGAAGAAGTGGCAGGAGGTGGTGGAGTACGGCATCGTCAGCAACACCATTCGCAACAACCATATCGTGACGCTGGCCCGGCACCTAGACGAAACAAGGAGCGGGCCAGTCGTCATACTTGTAGAACGCCTTGCACACGGGGAAGCATTGGCCCATGCCCTCGGCGCTCCGTTCATTGCAGGCAATGCCCCCACCCCCACAAGACAGCGGACGTGGGAGGACATGCGGCAAGGTAAGCTGAACCTACTTGTAGCGTCAAAGGTCGCGGACGAGGGTTTGAATATCCCACCGTTGGCATATCTGATTATGGCGGGCGGGGGTAAGGCGCCCCACCTCACTGTCCAAAAGGTGGGGCGTGGGATGAGGGTTGCCAAGGGGAAGGACAGACTTTTCGTGTTCGATTTCCTTGACCGGGGAAAATACCTGGAGAAGCACGCAGCCCGCCGGCTCCAGACGTACAGCGAGCAGCCTGCGTACTCGTGCAGTATCGTAAATTTTGAGGAGGTATGCCCATCATGAGCAGAGAGACTCTCCAAGCCGTCGTGCAGGAGGTGCTCGGTATTGATATTCCAGAGTTTGGGGTCATGATGCTAGGCGTTCAACTCGCCTTGTGCGACCCCGACTTCTGGCAGAGCCAGGTCAGTCAAGAAGATGATGAGCAGGGAGGTTGGATGCAAGGCACAGCCGACCAACTTGCCGCCACCGTGAGGGAGGCATATGTCTTCGTGGAGGACACACTGGAGAACAAGTCATGAGACTACGAGAAGGAGAGCCCAACCTGTCGGAGGTCGAACGGCGCCGCAGTCAGGGAGTGGCGACCCTGCACTACGCCGACGGTGATTACAGATGCAGATGGTTTACTCCAACATGGTTCACCGACGACGAAGACAAGTGGTGGGATGTAGACGCTGACCAGGTGGTGGCGGAGTACGTCCCGGCGTTCCTGCGGGCACTCACAGAACAGCGTCAGGAGCCAGGAGAGCCACGTCACAGCCTCTATGAGGTCTATTGGGAGTCTGAGCTAGTATGGAGCCAGCAGGTTGATGACTACGAGCCTGTCGCGCTACCATCAGAAGGAGGTGTAACGTGAGCGATTTACGATTGACTTGCACGAGGTGCCGGAACACGTTTGAGGGGGGAGATGACCTACACCCCGGCAGTCCCTGCCCCGACTGCCTTCGGCACACCGTAATGTTACCACACAACCTAGACCGAGAGGGTATGGGGTTGGTCGGTACACTCATCCTCGGTGTGCCCGTCTTTGAAACGAGTGAATGGGCGGACAGCACCCTTTGTGATGTAAACGACCGGCACTACCCCCACACATGGGAGGTAGACGAACAACGTTTTGTCTGCCCGGGTAGGCGGCTGGACAGCAGGGAGCGTACCTTCCACGTGCTACTGACGCAGGGGGAGAAGGGGCTGATTAAGGTGGCGGGAATCTCCCGTCAACCAGAGCCCATCAAAGAGACCTTCGAGACGTGGCACAACGAGGGGCGTACACTCTGGCTCCTCACCCTTACCGACCCCCAGGAGGGACTGCCTGGTGTGAAGCTAGAGCTCGTCACCCCAAAATGCGAGTTCAGTACCCTCTTCGTCCCTTCCGACACGCCTGAAGAGGCCCACGATGATTAACATATGTGAAGCCCATAGCATAGAGCCCGACCCAAAGGGGGTACGAGAGTGCTACGGGGGGCTCTGGGTCTGCGCCGAGTGTAAGCGCACCATCTGTACCGGATTCGGTTGTGCCGACGAGTACCCCGACCTCTGCGACGACTGCTGGTGGGAAAAGGAGAGGCCCCATGGAGAGAAAGAGTGACTACGAAGTCCCGGCTGTTAGCTAAGGCACACCCAAACTCCAGTGGCTGCGTAGAGTGGCAGGGAGCGCGAGACACGCGGGGCTATGGGAATATCTACGTAGAGGGTCGGACAGAGAAAACACATCGCCTGAGCTACCAGCTTCACAGCGGCCCGATTGCTCCAGGACTGTCCGTATTACATCACTGCGATAACCCTCCATGCATCCTCCCCGCCCACTTGTTTCTCGGCACCCAGGCCGACAACATCCAAGACGCCCAGAAGAAAGGACGGCTCTGGAGTGGCCCTACTAAGGGCACTCATTGCCGGCGAGGGCACCCACTCACAGAGGGTAATACGTACAGTACGCCCTCAGGTAAACGTCGTTGCCGTACTTGCTACCTAGCCTGGCAGAGAGAAAGGAGGGCTTCTTGATAGAGCACCTAATAACGACCCTACTAGGGACATTTGCACTTGGGCTTGCTACGTGGCATGTAACCAGAGCGATCAGCCACGGCTCACTGTTCAAGCCCTTCCGGGAGTGGCTGGAGTACATCGGCGCCACCTGGGAGACCGGGGACACGTCACCCCGAGCGACGTTCCTTCTCTACCTCTGGAGGGGGTTTGACTGTCGCCTATGCTTCGAGACACAGGTCGCCATCATCCTGACGTGGGGGGCACTGGTGACGGGCCTGGTGGTCAGCCCGGGCGTGTTGCCCTACGCTGCCTGGGGGTTTGCCTTCGCCATTGGGCCTTTCTTGACCGCCGCTTGGAGTGAAATCATCCGTCGAGTAGAGTGTGTGGAGGCACCTGCTTAATGAAGTCACGACACATTAGCACAATAACACAGAGCCTAACCCTTGAACTAGGATTCACCGTTGACATCGGGCCGGCCGGCCTGACGCAGGCCATCATCGAAGCACTGGAGAAGGGGGGTGTGCTGGAGGAGGCGGGCATCGTCTACATCCGGGCTGACGCCCCCGGGCAAAGGCTGGCGGCCGTCGACCTCTGGGCGCCCGAGCCTGAGGCGCCGGTGATACCTCCTGACCCCCCAGTGATGCCCGTTCTGGATGATGAGCCGCTCTGTTGTGCCGAGGGGGATGGCCCCTATAAGGGCTGCTGTCGACCGGAGCCCCAGGTATGAAAACCCCTGTGGGGCACCGTATAATTTTGGGGGGTAAAGCGGGTTACTAAATGGGTTGTAACCTACAACCCATTGTAACCTACAACGGGTTTCGTACTGGGATAAGGTCAATAACCCCTGTAGCCTACAACGGGTTGTAGGCTACTCGTTACAGTGATGGGATGGATAGAAGTAGAGGGTAAACCAGGTAATTTAGGCTATTCTGGGCACTCTACCGCAACACTTCAGCCCGTAATACGTTGTAGCCTACAGGGGTTTAATTCAAGAGGAGGTGTAAGATGGAAACCTTAGGCAAGTTTGGGGAAGCAAAGACCCTAGGTGAGGGGCTAACCGTCTTCCCCTTTACGGACGGGAACTACTCCTACATCCGTATCCTGGGTGTCGTAGAGGGAAAACCCCTGAGCCTCACTATAGCCAACTACGCACCGCCTGGCAAGACGGGTGCCTTAGATGTAATAGTGGAGACTATCGCCGATGCCAAGGGCCTACTGGAGGAGATGGGGGGCTGCTTGGTGCGTTCCTCGCCCGGGAATACGTACACGGATTGAAGTGGAGGTAGAGGATGAACGTTATCAACCCTTGCAGCTACAAGGGGGAGCACAAGGCTCATGACTGGAGAGGGGGCAGGTATGAGTTTCATTGTCGTGGTCTATCTACTCACGTCCTGGCTCTGGGCATGGGGGCTACTCTGGTTCCTTATCCAGCCACGGGGGAGGTAGTGGACTACCCCGTCCACCGTGGGAAGCCGGAGCACCAGCGAGGGAGGAGTTGTCATGAACCCTTTTGCCTCTTAGTCTGGGCCGTCATTGACTTTAATATCGTGCTCAGTCTGCAACTGACCAACGTGGCGAGGGAGCTGCTCTCGTGGCCCCTCGCACTCCAAGGAGGCACGCTTGATGACCCGTCGAAGGAACCGCAGGCCAAGTCCCCCGAACAGGAGGATGGTGCTGAAGTTCCTTCGCCTACGGGATAGGAATTGCCGATACTGCGGAGGGCCGGCGGAGGAGCAGGAGCATGTGGTACCACGGTGTAACGGCGGCGATGGTGCGGCGTTTACTAATCTGGTGATGTCCTGCAAGCGCTGCAACGCCGCAAAGGGCAGGGAGGCCGGGTTCACCATGAGGAGGAGCAGATTGTACTGGCACGGGCGCCTTGTCGCCCCGAAATCCATCTTCGGCGCCGAGCTCATGCGGGAGGTGGAGGCCCAGCGCCGGGCCAGGCAGCTTGCGCAAGGACTGGGTTACCTGGTAGACTTCAAGAAGAGGAACGAGGAGAGAGTTCAGGAGGTGCATCATGACCAACCCTATCAGTAGGTTCTTTGGCGGGCGACCACAGACAACAGTCCAGGGGGTAGGCGCTGCTAGTCCGGCCCCACCCGTCCCGTCCCGAGTCGACACCTGTACCAAGTGCTATGGGTACTTCCGGGTGGATTCCCTGAAGCCTTTCTACCGAGGTACAGTTCTCTTCACTGGGGAGGGTGCCGACATTTACAGGCCCCACTTCGAGACGGCCTATTACTGCCAGAGATGCGAGCCGGTCGCCCCTATCGTGTTTGTCCTACAGGACTCCAAGGGGGAGGAACTGGAGACGCGGTGCCTCACGGTGGAGCACGGGTGGTTCCAGGACGTGGATAAAGAGAGCGGCGAAGACCGCTACACCGTATCCCTCGAAGATTACAACCACACCTTCTGCATGAATTGTGGTCAGCGCATCGAGGAGACGGAGTGTCAGGAGCACCGCCCTTCGGCCAAGAAGGAAAAGAAGTAACCATAAGAGGAGGCATATCATGACTGACGAGATTCCCTCGACCGGCCCCTGCATCGTCTGCAAAGAGGAGCCCAGCGACGAGAACCTCTGCTACGGGTGCAAAGCGCTTGTCTGCGACGACTGTTATCTGAGTGACATCTTCAGGTTCACCCACCGTCCAGAAGAGCACATTGCCCTCACTGCCAGGAATTAAGTCGTGAGCGAAATCGAAAGTACCGGCGACGTATCCGAGCACAGGTCATTGGGCACTACGGAGCCAGGTGTGTCTGCTGTGGGGAGGAACGGAACGAGTTTCTCACCGTTGACCATATTGAGGGGGGTGGACTCGCTGACCGGAAGCGGGCCTCTAGTTGGTATTGGTATGTCAATATTATAAGGGAGGGCTTCCCTGATAATCTACGGTTGCTGTGTTGGAACTGCAACTGTGCACTTGGAAAATATGGTTACTGTCCCCACCAGAGGGAGGTACAATCATAAAAGCTCTGACAATCTCCGACGGTGGGTATCGCTTTCAGCTCCTCCTGCGTGGGGACGTAGACCTGCCGGCCGTCACCATCCGAGAGGAGCCGGCCCACATGCAGTTTATTTCCTGGTGGAGGGGCCAGTGCAAACAGCGGAGCATTGCCTACGTCTACCGAGTTGCGGAGCCTCAAGGAATCCGCATCGTGCAGAACCTACTAAAGAAGCACACATTCGAGGAGCTCCAGCAATTGTCCAACCACTTCTTCCTTGATTATGGTGAGCGGCTGCGCTCTGACGCCCGCCATTTCTCTATTTTCGCTAGCCTGGTGGAGACACTGAAGGGAGAGCTCCGTGACCGAGCCTAGAGAGCTTACAGACAGCACCAAGAAGGCTAAGGCGCTGCTAGCCGCGGCGAGCAAGCCCTGTAGCTTCGCGCAGGGGTATGGCCCGTGCCTGCATCAGGAGAGGGCTAAGGAAGACCTCGCCGCCCTCGCCCCCGACATCCTCGCCTGGGCCATCTCAGTGGTGGAGGTGCTGGAGGATGCCGATTGCGCCTACGATCACGCAACCTACTACCATCCTGGTAGGGACTGCCTTGAGTTTAGGTTTTGTGATGTCATGTGTTCGCGCTGCAAGGCCCTCGCCGCCTGGGCCGAGCTAGAAAGGAAGATGCCATGCGTGGGGAGAACAGCCCGACGACAGCGAAGGAGAGGTGCTGGTGGCTAGCTTGGGCGGAGGAGGGAGTCGATGGCGTTGAGGGCTGCCACGATGAGATGTTCCTTCGCCTCATCGCCGACGTAGACCGCCAGACCTTGCTGGTGGAGGGGCTGGTCGGGGCGCTGGAGGCAATGGTGCTGGCTGATTGCAAGACTGCATATCCAGAAGACCATGCGATCTATCCTGCCCGTCGCAGGGCCGATGCCCTCCTCCACAGCGTCCGCAAGGCCCAGAGGAAGGAGAAGGCATGAAAGAGCAACACGACGACCGTACTCACGGCCACGGAGGGCCGATCAGCGGCGTCTCTGAGCCGCACAGTCACCCGGAGCCCCCGCATCACCATCCAGCCAAGCCCGACTCCGGCGACATCCTGCGCGACCTGATAGCAGCGGCCGGCAACCCGTGCAGCCAAATATGTGCTGATGAAGAACGTGAGGGCTTTCCACCATGCGTCAAGATGAGCAGGGCCAAGACCCGCCTCGCCGCCCTCGCTAAGCACCTAGGCCCGCTGCGGGAGGGGTTGAAACCCGTGACGACGAGCGCACATCAGCAGACACCGCAGGGTCGCTGGGTGGTCTCTCTCACGGCTGAGGAGTGGGAACATCTCTGCGCCGCCAAGGACGCCCTGGACGTGGCGCTGCTAGAGGGACTAAAAGCATGAGTAATTTCTTTCGTAGATTCTGGCCCTGGCCAAAGGTTTTGGCCACAAAAGATCAGCGTATTGATGCCCTTACCTTTGCCGTCATACGCGGGGAGATGACGATTCAAGAACTACAGGTAAAGGTAATAGAGCAGAAGAACATCATCGGGAATCTTGAATTGGAAGGCAGAAGACAGAAACGGGCCCTTACGGAACGCTTAACCCCCTACTTAGGTTGGGACGAGTTACATGCGGAATTGAACCGCGAGTAACACTCTATGACGGGGGTATTTTGGTGCGTGTCCCTAGTGCTGACCGACGAGGCATTCCTCGTTAAGTGGCACCACGCCCTGGTACCAGAATCTCTGTCGAGAGGGCCGCTACGTTTCCTCATGGCGGCCGCCCTCGAACACTGGGATTTGTATGGGAGGCGGATGGACTGGCCGTCGTTCCTGTACTGGGTAGATAACGGGGTGGAAGACCCAGACCTCCACGAAGAGTACCGCCAGATGTACTTAGACATCACCACTGCCTACGCCGTTACCGACAGCAGCCGCCCCACCGCCTGGGCTGCGGCTGAGGAGTGGGTGCAGAGCTACCACGTGGGTATGGCGCTTGACCGTGCCCGGGCTGCCCTCGTCGCCGGCGACCGGGGTGGCGCCTTTTCCGAGCTCCTAGGGCTGCGGGAGGTGACGGGAGAGGAGAAGGCCGCCCCACCCATCAGCCTGGCGGACGCTCGTCTCGGTGAGCTGCTGAGGGCACGCCCCCAGGAGGAGGATGCCTGTCCTACGGGCATCGCCAAGGTGGACGAGCTCTGGGAGGGAGGTGTCTACCCGGGCGACCTGGCGGTGGTCGCAGCCGACACGAACGTGGGGAAGTCTCAGGTGCTATGCTACCTCGCCTCCTCTGCCTACTTCCACAACAAAAGAGTCCTCTACTATACATTTGAGCTCACCCAGACGCAGGTGGCGGAGCGAGTACTGACCGCTCTCTTCGAGTGCCCGAAGCAGGAACTGAATCCCGCCACCATAGTTGACGACCTGATGCGGTTCCGGGAGCGAAAGCAGATTGACAAGGGTTCCCTCGTCATTGACGATGGCGCCGCTATCCGCACTGTCGCCGACCTGGGGCGCCGGCTGGCGGAGGAGGACATTGACCTGGTGCTTCTCGACTCGGCGGACGACCTCCAGCCAAGCAGGAACTACACCAAAGCGTATGAGGGTTTTGAAGAACTCTATCGTGACCTGCGGATTAATATCTGCCAGGGCCTGGAGCTACCAGTCTGGACATCGGTTCAGCTCAATCGTGACGCCGTAGAGAAGGCGAAGGTCAGCCTGAAGCATATGGGTGGTTCCTATGCCAAGGCCCAACGCCCACATCTCGTCCTCGGCATGAGCCAGACGCCCGACGAGCGGGACTTCGATCTGGGGCCACTCGTGAAGTTGCACATACTCAAGGACACCATCCACGGTTCTAAGGGTAAGTGGTTCCGGCACCTGACGATGTTCGGCCGGGGGAGTAGAGGGTGGCCGGGATTCAGTTACTATCCCGACTGGGAGGATTTATCATGACAAAATGGACAGTTGCCGAGGTACACCCAGGTCAGCTATACGAGTCAACCGACCCACGTGATGGCGGGCGCCGCGTTGAGGTTACGGAGATATTTGCTGGAGAGGTGGCAGTACGAAACATTCGCACAGGGCGAACAAGCTACATCCGCAAACAGAACCTTTGCTCAACGCTAGGCAATCGGGGGTGGCGCCGGGTAGGTCGATGAATACAAAGAAGCTGATCGCCGTTCTGGAAGACCACGGGTTCCACGTCTACCTTGCTGAGGGGGGCACTGAGTTGGTCATCGCCTGTCCCTTGTGTTTCGATGAGAAGCAGAAGCTCTACATCAGTGCCGCCACAGCCGCCTGGATTTGTTTTCGCTGCAATTCTCGTGGTGGGCTCCACTCCCTACTCCTGGAGGTGTGCGAGCTGTCACCTAATGAAGCGTATCCGATGGAGATGGCGCTCCTGGAGGGGAAGAAGCAGCGCCCTGCGCTCATCGTCTCCAGGCCGGCGCCGGCCTCTACCATCGAGCTGCCCCCTGGCTTCATGCCCGACCAGGGAGACGGCCTTGCGGCCTGCTATCTCCAACACCGATGTCTGGATGGCGACTGGGCACCAGAGTTGGGGATTGGTTACTGCCTCGTTGGATACTACCATCATCGTGTAATCGTGCCGGTCGTGACGCAGGGGGCGCTCCGTACCTTCGTCGCCCGCACCTGGTTGGAGGACGAGCCAAAGAAAGTATTGATGCCACCCGGCAGCCAGGCCGAGCGTGCGTTGTTTGGGTACGATAACCTAGTCGGTGGGGAGACCGTCATCCTATGCGAAGGAGTATTTGACACCCTACGGATGTGGGCGGCAGGCTACCGTGAGGCCGTGGCCACCCTAGGCGCTCATGTCACCGAGCTCCAGCGCAATCTAGTGAAACGTCTTGCCCCTAGGAGCGTTGTTCTTCTTAGAGACGCTGATGAGGCCGGCCGGGAGTCGGCCATCAAGGACGCCAAGGCGCTGAGTGAGGCGATGCTGAACGTGTCGATAGCAAACCTCCCCAACGGTACCGACCCGGGGTCTGCATCGCCGGTACAAATCAGGCGGGCACTTGACGAAGCCCGGCCGGTTGAGTTACAGTTAGGAATCGAGGCTTTGAAGGAGGCGCATCATGGCAGGAAAGACTAAAGGAGTTATCGTCATCGAGGGAGGGTCAATAGAGGAAGTAGAAGCAGTGATCTCAGCAGCGGAGAAGGCCGTTGGGAAGCTGCCAAAGGTTTCTCTAACCATCTACAACTAGGAGGTGCATCATGGCAAAGACTAAGAGCGACTTGAGTGGGTGGGCATCGGACATCGACAGCGAGGCGACCCGTGCTCTCATCGCACAGATCGCAGAGGAGGGGGAGAAGAAGCCCTGGGATAAGTTAGAGTCCGACCCTAAGAAGTTCATTGCGAACTACCGAC